AATGTTTGGCTTGGTTCTTTGTATGGAAGCGGCATTATATTCTCTCTAATGCTGCCAGATGGTACGTCCACATCCTTCCATTCCCCCGGTTCTATGGGGGTGTCATCACCTTTAATTCGTAGTCCGCGAGCCTTCAGACCCCCCGGAAGATTTGACAATGTACCAGCATCTACTAGCTGTCGTATAAGCGATGTTCCTGCTCTAGCATACCCACCAATTATGTGTATCAGACCAAGGCCGTAGAAGCCAAATCCGGGGATATATACATAGTGTACGAAGTGCTGACGCTTTAACATTAACTCATCATCTTCGTTCCAATTACGTCTTATAGATAGTATTTCGTTAGACCCACGCTCCATAGTAACGATATAAGGCTTGGCTATATCATCTTCATCATCTAACCCATCAATAGTTAGATCTGCATGTATCTCATATAAAGAGTAACGATCATCATCTGTTAGAGAAAAGCCGCCATCTTCAGCTTTCTTTTCTTCTATATCAGTATGGAAAGATTGTGGCTCACCTAGATCTATGTCACGGTAAAAACCACTTAGTTGTAGCTTACGCAGGTCATTCTTAGTTTTGCGCATAACATGAGTTACACGTTCAGCAGATTCTATGTTAGAAGCTCCATAAGGTACGATAACGTCCTCTGCTGGGACGTAAACAGCTACTTGCCTACCTATGTTAGGGTCAAAATAAACTTTCTTAAACGCTGATCCTGCAAGTCCTAGGCTGTATAACATACGCTCATGTTCAGGACGATACTCAACCATCTCTTCAGTTAGCTGATAATTCATGTCAGCTTTAACACGGTTGGCCGCTTCTTCTTTTTCTTTTGTCTCTTCGCCTAGTATTTTTACTCTTACAGGACCAGATGAGGGGAATGTCTCACTCATAGTCTCCGCTTGGAAACGGATGACTGCTTCAGATAATACAGTAGAGTTTACTCCACAAGCACCATCCCAAGGTTCAGTACGCTCTTCGTACTTAAATCCTACAATATCTAGTCCTTTGACGTACGTGTCAGCCCAATCTTTTCGGCTATCTACGTCAGAAGATACCATTCCTGCTAAATCATCAGCTAATACAGCTAGTACATCTTCATCTAACTCTTCAGCAATATTACTACTAAAACTTCCCATGACATCATTTGTAGGCAAAATAGTAATCTCTACAGAGCCATCATCTAAAGTAACCATGTCGGGGTTTACTATTTCAATTTCCAATTCTTGATCGACCATCTCATCTGCCGATGCTTTATCTATCTCTTCTTCTATTCCTTTGGGAGCAGAATATATACCTTTCTCAATCGCCATGACCTAGCCTCTTAATAATAGCCGCCTCTTCGCTGCTTGAAATATTGAATGTCTTCTGGCTCATCCGTAGGTAAACGTATAAACCCACCTTGTCTAAACCTCATTAATGCCATTACAGTAGAATCCACCAAGTCATCGTGACTCATAAACGGGAACCCCGCTATCTCTTCTACCACTTCTTCTGCCCATCTAGAGGGCGGAACCCAGACTAATCCTGATTGCACTATGTCAGATACAGAGTTTAAACGTGCTAGTTTGTCTCCTGACCCTCTGTGAGGGGTATATTCTGACACGGGTAGTCCCATTCGTCGCATTTCTTGGTATAATGCAACACCAGAACTCTTTTTCTCTACAATAAACGAGTCAGGTTCCCAATCATTGTACTCTTGCATAGCCAGTTCTTTTAGCTCATGGAACTCCATACGCTCTTTTATACTGTTTAGCAATATTATATTATACGCAGAAGTCTCCTCATTTAGGAATACCCCCCACGTAGTTAATGCTGTATAATCTGCTCGATTGTGTTTTTCTGCCGCTGCGTCTAAAGACATTATAATATATTCACACGGCGGTGGGTTATCTTGTTCCCATATATTCCACCATTCTCTTTTTACTAGGGCGGCTTCTTCGGCAGTGGGCTGTTGCTGGTACTGGGCGTTCCATTGAAACACTGGCATTGACGCTTTCGTACGCTTTAGAGCTTCTAAATCAAAAAACTCAGGCCACAGAGGTTTTTCTATGGGCTTATTAGTCTCTTTATCCTTTACTTCTAGTATGGCGGGGAACTCAATCACCTCAAACTGATCAGATCTCTCATTCTGCGCCATATCTTTGACAACACGCCCCGTCAGGTCGTCCATATGCCAGCGAGTCTGTATTATTGCTACCTTACCTGCGGGCATTAGTCGTGTCCGAGCACCGAACGTGTACCACTCGTATGCTTTCTCAAACACAGAAAAGTTTCCGTTAATCACATCCTGCTCAGAGTGCGGATCATCCACAAGTAATAAATCTGCCCCCCTACCAGCTAGCGCAGAGCCAACACCACAAGCGTAATACTCTCCGCCGGAGTTTGTATTCCATCTTCCTGCTGATTTAGAGTCCACAGCAAGAGCTACAGTAGGAAATATCTCTTTATAATCGGCGGTGGATATAAGATTACGTACCTTACGTCCAAAATCTACTGCTAAGTCAGTGGTATGCGACACCATCATTACTTTTTTATTAGGATTCCTACCTAAGTACCATGCAGGAAAGAAAATAGACACCAATTGAGACTTACCATGACGTGGTGGTATGTTTACACATACTCTATCCTTGCCTCCTTGTTCTATAGACATTAACATATTAGCTAATATCCTGTGATGCTTACCCACTAAGAACTCTGGCATCATACGCTTACAAAATTCAATCAAGTCATTGTACGCTAGAGCATTTTGTTTACGAACAGCTAGCTCATCTACCAGTCGGTTGATCTCTATAACCTCTTCTTGACTAAAAGCGTCTAGATTGTCCAACATTTTCTGGACTTCCTGCTCAGAAAAGTCCTTGTTAGGCTCAATCATCATATTCTTCGTCATCTGAGTCTAGTTCTGCGTCTACATCAAGAGGTTCACCATCAATAATTATGGCTTCTTCTGCTTCTTCAGGGGGATTTACTAGTTTTTCTAGCTTACTACGTAGTTTTGCTTTCAAATCATCAGTAGATTGGTGGGTTATTGTTACTTCTGACTTCTCTGCAAACAGTCCAACGTCCGAAACCTTACCCAAAAGCTCTAATGCACGTATTCTTACACGAGGATCAGGGTTCTCTGTCTCTAATAACAGCTTATTAGTCACTAAGTGACGCACTTGTAGTGCGCTATTTACTACTGATTGCCCAAATTCTTGTAGTATGTTGTTAGTTAGCACCAGTGAGGCAGGTGTTAGGGTAGAGGCACGGGCATGGTTCACCTTTTTAGAGGTAGTTTCAGGGTCATCTGCATAGGCTATAGCCAGTTTGGCGGCTACATCCTTATCATTTTTGGTAGGTTCTAGGTCTAAATCGTGTTCTGCTAGGTCCAGAGAAGTGTTAGCCGCTGACTTTACGCGTTCTTTTAGGTCAACACGTAGTATTCTGTCTGAAATAGGTATGCCTAGCTCTGGTTCTAGTCGTAAAGTCATATTTTATTTGCAGGTTATTCACCGGAAACGCATTTGTACCATATCCTTACAGCCTAAACAAGTGTATAATTCAGCTCCCGCTTAACCCAACCCTTTTTTGAGAGGTATCTTATGCTGTCTATCGCTGTAACTGCGACTGCTTTTCTAGTCACAGTCTGTTCTGTATGTATGATTGGAATGCTACTTATTATGATTGATGATCACCCTCCTTGGTAAAGTTCCAAAGAGTTTCTATACCGCCTGCTTGAGACTCCGCATTAAACAAGTTAGGGTGTAACTGAATAGACTTCTTACATCCTAACTCCTCTGTACTTCTAACTAACAACCTCTCCATATCTAAAGCTATAAACATATAGAAGTCAGCTATTTTCTTAGCCCGTAAATTGTATATATACCTAGGCTTATCACCTTTACTGGTGTTTATAGTACATACATTAGCCGCCTTTACTTGCACTGTAAACATAGTATCGTTATACGATTGACACCACAAATCTATGCCGGATCTATCGACATGGTGACACTCTATACCATTTTTCTCTAGCACATATATAGCAAAGAACTCGCCTATACGCCCTACGTGACTGGAGTTGCTAGTTCTATATGTGCCACTCATAAGACCTCCTAAACCCAGAATAACTATATAAAAAATTTTTTACAACTGTGTTTCAAAAAGAAGGTGGGGGGTTCCCTATATAGAGGGGGTGGGGGTTTGAACTCGCAGAAATACGATTTTCTCGTGTTAATTAGTAATATATAGTCTCACGGAGTCCCATATGCGTCGCGCGGGGGGTGGGGAGGGGGTAGGTATCGAATAGTGTCAGATTGTGGATTGTTATAACACGTTATAACTTCTTGTAAGCTATCTATTGTATTTATGTGTAAACTTGTTATTATGTGACCATCTTCAGCAATAAAGCTGGAGTGTTTATAACTAAAGAGTATATACATTATGAAAAACATTAACGAAGCTAAAGCAGTACCCACACGTCTTACTAACAAAGGTAAGGAATCAATAAGCAACGCGGTGAAGGCTGTCAAAAAGGCTGAAGATGCACAGACCAATGCAGTTGATCAATTGATTGGTGATGGCATCTTATGGACAGATTTTATCAGTCCCAATGGTAAGTCGGGTGAATCTACTGCTACACCGGAACTATATGACGCATTGATGGATGCCGTGGTAGCAGGGTTTAGTGCTTATAAACGCAAGCTATTAGCAACACCTGCAAAGTTACTAAAGGGCATGCCAGAGAAAGCCGCAGAAAAGCGCAAGATTCGGATGAGTGTCTCTGCTCGTATGGGAGCATTCAATCGCGATCTAAAGAATAGGCAGATTCCAAAGCCTAAAGCAAGCAAAGCCCCACAGCAACCATCTATACCTAAGACTGG